AGTATCAGTAAGTTCAACATCAGAATTCCCATAACCACTCCTAGTGGTTTGGGTAGCAGAGACAATGGGAACATTGAATTCCACTGCCAATCCACGTAACTCTTCTGCAATTGCCTTAACATAAGAATAAGAGTTGACAGAGAAGTTTGACTTATACCTGCTGGAACCACAAATGTTAAGGTAATCAATGAAAATAATATCAGGTCTAAATGACTTCTTGAGAGCAAGTTCATTGAGGAGCGACTTGAAGTGACCCACATGTGCTGAAGCAGTTGGATACTCTTTAATAATAAGAGTACCTTGTGTCTTCTTTGCAATATTATTTACTTTAGTATCAAACATTTGTTTGGGAAGATCTACAATATCTTTGATATTGACATTCAAAAGATTCGCATCAATTCTTTCAGCAATTCGTTCCTCCGCCATTTCAAGAGTGATATAGAGAACGGACCTGCCTTGCAGTAGGACGGAACTAGCCACATGACACATGAATAGCGATTTCCCAACGCCAGTCCCAGCAAGAGCGATATTGAGAGTCTTGTTAGGGATACCACCTTTTGTGATTTTGTTGAAATACTCCAAATCAAATGGGATCTTATCCTCCTTCTTGTGATAGGATTCATATCTTTGCTCATAATCACCAAGGTAGTCATGTCCAATGTGATTGTCAAAACTTACAGCAAGTGCTTGCTGGAGAATTGATGGAATAGAATCTCTAGACTTTTTCTCATCTTGGCCATCAGCAATCTTAATAGATTCCATCAGTGCCAGATAAATTGCTCTATCCCTACACCACTTTTCTGTAGTATCAACAATCCAATTTATTTCTGCTGGAGTATCATCTAATTTTGTAATGTAATCACAAATTGTTTTAAATGTATCCTCACTAATATCAGTTCTATTTTCTGTTTCAATCAGAAGAACTTCTTTAGTAGCAAGGTTATCATAGGAAACAACAAACTTGCAGATTTCTTCAAAGACTACTTTCTCATGGAAATTTTCAAAGTATTCTGCTTTGATAAAAGGCAATACCTTTCTACAGTAGTCATTATTAAATAAAAGGTTTTTTAGAATTGTAGATTCAATACTCTCCATTACACTCCATAACTAAATTCTGTTTTTGCTGCCTCATCTAATGCTTGAAGAATATCTGATGTGAAATATTTTTCTGGATTTTCCAGAATAGTTTTTCCAAACTGAGTTGTACCATCTCCAACTTCATAACGAGTTCCCACCTTTTTAAAGACTTCATACTTTTCAGCCAACTCTAACAAACCATAATACTTGTCAAGACCACGTTCATCATAATAAAGACGAACTTCAACATCTTTATTTTCTTTACTTAACCTAGATTTCTGCGTCTTACACTTAATAATATTACCTACAACTTCTGTCCCATCCTTCTCTTTCTTCTTAGAAAGATAGATGATAGTAGATGCTGCATACTTAAGACCAGAACCACCACTCATTTCTTTCATTGGAACATAAGATCCAACTACATCATAAGTATGATTAGTCACGATCATAGGAATATTTGCCTGACCAAGTTTAAGAGTAAGCATTCTAAATGCGCCCTTAACAAGTTGTGATTTGGTCATATCACGAACTTGTTTTGCATTTAATGCATCTTCAATTTCTTTCTCAGTAGAAAGCATTCCTAAAGAGTCTAACACAAACATACAAGGTTTGCGTTCATCCTCCTTCTTCTTCAAATATAAATCCACTGCCTTGAGAGCTTTACTTCTAAACTCTTCAATAGTAACTACATTTACAACTACAATTCTATTAATATCAAGTCCCCTGCTTTGCAGCATAGACTTGGTTACAGCAGCCTCAGTATCAAAGTAGAGACAATAACCATCGGGATTATTATCAAGGAAATTCTTAACCACAGCGAGAGAAAAGAAAGTCTTTCCAGTACTAGACTCTCCAGCAATAGCAGTAATCTTATTCCCAGATACACCACCAAATATGCTACCTGAAACCAGTGCATTAAAAATGTATGAACCTGTGTCAACATAAGTCTCAGTCTCATCAATATCTGCTGCTAGTTGTGTATATTCCCCACCAATTTCTTTTACGATGTCTTTTAAGAAGTCCATAATTATGCAAATAAAGATTCTAATGTGTTTGTTTTTTCTACACTCCAACCAATACAGTTCAGAATGCTTTTAAGTGGATCAATGAAACTTTTCTCAAACTGCAGATCATAATCAACATATTTATTGAGACCCAACTCTTTTGGAAATTGTTGGATGAAAGAAATAACATTCTCTCTAATTGGATTTGCATTCTTCAAGAAAATAAATTTAATCTTCTCACCATTGTTAATCAATGGATACTTTGAGTCCAATGATTTATCCTTGATATAGTGATTATACAGCAAAGCTCCCCTTGTGTGAATAGGTGTTCCTTTTGTATAAATTGTCTGATATGACCTATATTTTGTAAGTTCATTTACAGATCTTGGGAAAGAAATGTCCTCTGGTGGAAGATTGTAAAACTCTTTTTTAAATGACTCTACAAATGAAATCAAATCATCTTCCGTTTTGTTCATGATAATGTTGAGTGCTTCTTTAATCTTCACTCTGCAAGGTGCAGGCGTAGAAGACTTAACTGCCTCAATACCCATCATCTTGAGTTTTGGAGTTTCATATCTAACTCCCTCACTATCCCAAACATTCAGAATGTATCTTTTCTTTGCTGTCCAGATTCCACGATCAGCAATGTTTTCACGCTTCATCTGCATTTTTTGCTCATAGGCATTTACATAGTCAGCCAGTTCTTGGTAACAACCTTCAATATACTTTTCAAGTTCCACCTGACAGACCTTATCAAGGAACGTGACAATGCCTTCAGTAGTTTTCTCTCTTCCCTTGAATATAGTTTCAACCAAAGGACCCATATTGAGATACACAGAATCAGTATCCACAGCAATAACATAATCAACTCCATCAGTTTTAAGAATCTTATTCATATACTGGTTTAGTTTATTTTCAATCCAACGAATTGAAACCTGACCAGAAAGCGTTACTGCTTCAGCATTTGCAAGTTTGAAGTATCTAAAATATTCATTACCAACAGCACCATAAGCAGAGTTCAAAGAAATCTTCTTTGCCATCTGAATGTTATCACACCTTGCAATTTCCTTTTCCAACTCTTTAGTTGGAGTTTTCTCATACTGCTGCTTTGCCTCAAGCATCTTCTTTTTGTAGATGACACGATCTCTGTACATCTGCTCCATCAGTTCAGGAAGAAATCCCCTGACGTCCTTTCTATACATTGAACCATTAGCACAAACTGCATAGTCCTTATAATCAGAAAAGTCAATTGACTTATTCAAGATTCTATCTACTGATGCAGTTGGATGCCTCTGCTCCACAAGAGTTTCTGGACTGATGTTATACATCATCAGAAGGTGAGGATACAGTGAGTTAAGGTCAAAGTTGACTACCCAATCATACTTACCAGGAACAGGTTCTTTTACAAATGCACCAGCAAATTTAGAATCTTTTTTTGTATCCTTTTTAAAAGGAATGACAATATTCTTTTCCTTCAAATAATTGTAGATAATAGAATCCCATGTCCTTACCTGAAAGAATACATCATTATAGTTACCTTTTGAGTCATATGCCATAGTAATGCACAACTCAATCAGTTTCATCTTGTCCTCCAAACGATCAACAAGTTCCACGTCAACGATGTTATACTCTACAAACTTTTGCCAATCTTTTGTATAAAACTCTTTGAAGGTATCATATTCAGAGTGATCCAGTTTTTTCTGTCCCAGTTCTACACTTGCAATATGATCAAGACGATATGACTCCTGATTTGTATAAGTAAATTTCCTATACAATTCAAGATAGTCAAGAATAGTCAATCCTGCAATATCACATCTGGTATGAGTTCTTCCTTTAATAACAACCTCATCTTCAGTAACAATACCCCAAGTAGAAAGTTGCTTAGCAACCTTTGTGCCAAGAACTCTACAAAGTCTTCCATACACATATGGAATATCATAAAGATCACAGTTCCAACCAGTAACTACTTCTGGAGAAAACTCTTCCCACCAAAAGATAAACTTATCCAATAGATCTGCCTCACTTGTGCAGTAATGATAAGTTACATTATTTTGCTTATTAATAAAAGGTTTTACGCCCCAAGTAGTAATTTGTTTTGTGGCATAGTCCTGAACAGAGATTGTTAGGAGTTCTTCCTGACAACTTTTAACATCAGGAAATCCATTTTCAGATGCAACCTCAATGTCAATAGTAATTAGTTTGATTTTAGTGATATCAAACTTAATTTCACCTTTATAGTTTTCTGAGATGTACTGATTGATGTATCTGGTATTTCCGTATAGTTCAAAATTGTCTATGTTTTCATACTTAGTAATAAAATCCCTTGTTTCACGAATAGTTCCTGGTTTAACTTCTTCTACATAATTACCTTCAAGAGTTTTAAACTTTGATTTTTTAGGAGTTTTTAGATACAAAGTTGGGTAAAACTCTTGCCTATTCTTATAATGTTTGCCGTCAGCATACCCTCTGGAAAGTATTTCATTTCCAACAAGAACTACATTCGTGTAAAAGTTCATTTAATAGTCTTCAAATAAAGTTCAACTTGATCTGGTTTAGGATCTACAATAGTAAAAATAGAATCAGAATGAATCATTAATTCTCTCTGATCAGTAAAAACTGGCCACTTTTTAAATTCATATGTTGTTTCATTTGAAACAAACATTTGGCAGGGATTGATTAGCTTACAATCAGGTCCTCCAAGTTCAGTTTCTACTTCTTCAACTTGTGTAATCAGAATAGCATCATTCTTCAGTATCAGTATCTTCAGATTTTCCATTTACTTGCTCCAAATAAGAATCTTTTACTTCATCAAGGGGTTCAACAATTGATACAACCCAATCACATGGAATGGGAATATCTTTATCTTTTGAAAGTGGTGCATAAGGATAAAATGTAATTCTTGCTGGAAAATCTACATTACCATCTTCCAACCTAACAACAAAAGGATTGCTGAGAATATATCCAACAACTCTATCCCCAGAAAGCATTTCTTTTACATCAGCAATCACATCTTCATATGATTTTAGAATCAAAAGTTTAACAGACATAATTCTCCAAAGTTAGTGATTTATCTTGTAATTTTATAATGTGATCTGCAAGTTTGTCTATGTAACCTTTATTTCTTAATTCTTTGAATATAAGATTTTCAAAAGCAAACTCACCAGACTTATCAAGTCCAGCATTTCTCATATCTCTAATTTTCTTAAGAAGATTTTCAAGGACTGATACATTATTTGAGTGTTTGATAACACTATTAATCTTATCAATCATATCAGAAACCTTTGCTTTTAGCAAGTCCTTGTCAACATCTCCTGTAAATTTTCCTGGGATCATAATCCATTTATTATTTTTAATGGAATATACCCCTTGATTTTTTCTACGCTTTTTACCAACCTCTTCAATATAAGGTTCTACACTATGTCCATAAATTTTTACATCATGAGTGAGTGCCCAAAGTTGCTTTTTATCTTTAAAATAATCAGATAATAAATCTGGACATTCTGTTTTAGTTTTATCAATAACTACATGCAAATCTAAATCCGAATACTTGGTATAGTTATATCCTGCATTACCACCAAGCAGCAAAATATCCTCTATGCCACTTTTATCAACTCCAACATAATCAATCCATGCCATTGCAATTTTCTTAAGTTGAGACCTAACTTTTGGGCGAAGCATTTCCCCATCCCAAAATGTAGGATTTAATTGATCATGAATTTGAAAAGATATGGATTCGCCAAAAAATCCCTTATATGTTTTCATCTACCTCTTTTTTAGGTATTTATAAAAAGGGGGGAATGGGTGATTCTGACCACCCTTCCCCCTGCGCCGACGATATTCAAAAGTATTTATAGATAATCTTTACGAGCATGATGTTCTGGAACAATCTTTCCTAATCGAATGGTAAGTAATCCATCTTCAAAGATGACTTCTCTGACTTCTGTGTCATCTGAGAGTGTCCATGCTCTTTTGAAACTTCTTTGAGCCAGACCCTTGTGGATAAACGTCCTATCCGATTCAGTATCTGATTTTTGCCCCTCGACAAAAAGTTTTCCATACTCTGTGAAGACATTCACTTCCTCCTTTTTAAATCCAGCAAGGGCAATCTCTAATCGAGATTCAACATTATTTACCTGAATGAGATTGTATGGTGGATAATTTGTTGTAGTCTCATGAAGATTAAACAGCCTATCAAAATATTCATCCATTCCAATACTATTGCGTGTAATTTTATCCAATAAAGTAGGAAGATCCGCAACAGTATACCTTGTAAGATTGGTCATTATGGTAGCTCCTTTAAAAGCGAGTTTGTGTTTTGTGGACCCCTAAGGCATCCAATATTAATTATACAACAAGTTACAAAAAAGGGGATGTTGAATCCCCTACTAAATTATTCAGTTTCCTCTACTCTTTTCTTTTTGGACCCAATGTTATACTTGGTCTCAAGAATCCAATCATCTTTATCTTTATAAGAAAGAACTTTGATTTGATTCAATGGTGCCAAGTCTTGAATCTTAGTAACATTATTGACTGTAATCAGACCCCAATCTGCAAGAAGTTGAATAATTCTATTCCTTCTCTGAACATCATTGACAGTCAGATTAGCATGTTTGCCATCCAGAGCAAACAGTTCCTTGAAGTGAACAAGATAATATCTTCCTTGTTTATGGAGGATATGGCAAGACTGATACAGTTTCTTTTCTTTACGTGATGCTACACCAATTCTAGTCAGTGTTTCACGCACTTTCAGAAAGTCATCTGGCTCATTCAGAGTAACTTCTACCATTTGGTCAGGAGACCATTTCACTTCAGGTTCATGTACAACGCTCATCTCATTCCTCCAGTTTCAATTTTAGTTTTAATAAAGTTAATTTGTTCTTTGGAAAGTATCCTCAAAGCTTGCTTTGCCTTTTCATTACTATAACCATAGTAAGATTTGACTGCATCAAGATCTTTGATTTTTTCTTGTTTAATCCAAGGAGAATATCTTTTCCTTGTTCTCACAGTATTTATAAAAAAATCATATTGCAACTTTTTATCTAATGAATGATTCTTATTCATTTCATTAGAATACATCAAAGTATCAATAGTTCCAGATAAACATCTATTAATAATGTATGGTGCATAATCTTTTTTGGAGGATGAGTCATCATCCATAATATTAACTTTTGATTGGTTAATTGAATTTAACCAATCTTTCAATTCATACTTCATAATTAATCAAAACCAATTCCTTTCTCTCGTGTTGGTCTTTCATATAATCACCAACAGATCTCATAGTATAAGTGTGAGCAAACTCAATTGCCTTCCAATTCTTAAATCTATCTTTAATTAATTGACTTGAATTATAACTGACCATCATATCCATATTATTAGAATCACAATCAGCAACAAACTTATCGTGATCAAATCCTTTGTGCATTGATCCTTTGTTCCCATAGAGATTATCCTTAATATCATAAGGAGGATCCAGATACATGAAAGAACCCATATCTCCATCCATGAGATAATCATAGGAGTAATTAGTTATACGCCACTTTTCAATTATCTCAGAATATCCAAACAGTTTTTCAATCCCTCGCATACTGAAGTTGTTTTGGGAAGCTTGCTGTGAAAATGATGAACTCTCTGTAAGACCACTGAAACTACACTTATTGACAATATAGAAAGCCACAGCACGATCAAAATCTGACACATTTTGGTCATTGATCTTCTCCTTTGATTGTAGAAAAAGTTCTCTTGCTAAATCTGGAGTATTATTTGCTGTTTTTAAATCTTTAAGTTCTCTCTGTAAGTCATACCCAAACATCTGGAGTTGTTGCCAGAAGTTGACAAGAGGTTCATACAAATCATTCACCCAAATATGTAGGTGAGGAAACATTTTTGTAATATAAATTGCAACACTTCCTCCACCAAGAAGTGGTTCTCTAAACTCATCATAGTTTTTGAGGTCTGGAAAATATTGCGAGATCTTTTGGACTGCTCTAGATTTACCTCCAGGATATCTTAAGGGTGTTTTAAAATCCTTCATAACAAACATTTATATTTTTACTAAATGGTAAAATATCAACTATAAGGTGAACTCTATCAATATTAGAATTATTTTCTACACTATGGTTTTTTTGATTATTAATTTCATAAACTTTCCCCTCTTCTAAGAAAAAGGGGATTTTATTTATGTAAAAAATAACTTGATTATTAGTTATAATTGGAATATGAATTCTATGGCACAAAACCAATTCGTTCAAATCACAATGTTCTTCTATATTTTTATTAGACAAAAGTTTTGTAAACATGCATTTTACTACAGTTCCATTATATCTTTCTGTCAGATATTCTATCAAATCTAATAATTCAACCCATATTTTATTTTTTCTAATAACAGTAATAGTATTATTTTCTATTCCATGACTCCAAATTAATGGATAAGTCTTTGTGTTTTTTTGATTGCTAAATTTTGTTTGCCTAAACTCCCAACTATTCCAGTCATCATTACTCAAACAATTTACAAGAGATTTGAGTTTTTCAATATCTATTTTTTTTATTTGAATTATGTTGTCTGGTTTTGTTGTCATTTAAACTTGCACTCCACCATAATTTCAGTTAATGCTGCCAGAAGATTAATCTCCTGATCTGCAACAAAAGCACTTTGATACTGGTACTTTGCCACAATCAAAACTGCTGCAGCAACACTTGGACCATCAACTTTATCATAAAGAGCATCATAAACTTTTCTTAAAATGACAGAAGCATCATTGTCTATGTTAAGTGCTACCCACTTTCTAACTTCAGAAAAATTCTTTTCTTTAATACTCTTAAGCAAATCATTTACAGATACATCTGCAAATGTAGACAAAATTCCAGAATCAATTTCTCCTCCTGCTGAATATTTCTGGCATTCATTCAGAGTTCTTCGCCAATCTGGGAAGTAATTACTGATAATTTGGATGATAACCTTTTGATCATACTTGACACCTTCTGCCTCAAGGATAGTTTCAAGACGCTTGAAGAACTCCCCTGCAAGTTTTGGTCTATCTTTTGATTTGATGTTGAACTCAACAACTGCACATCTTGAGTGAAGAGGTTCAATGATTTTGTTTTTATAGTTGCAGGTGAAGATGAATCTACAGTTCTTATAGAACGTCTCAATATTTGCCCTAAGTAGGAGTTGTACATCTGTGGTGGTATTGTCTGCCTCATCAATAATGATGACTTTGTGTTTTGCAGTTGAAGAAAGTGATACGGTCGAAGCAAAGTTCTTTGCTTGATTCCTGACAGTATCGAGAAATCTACCTTCATCTGATCCATTGATGACATAATAATCAACTCCTAGTTCTTCACATAATGCCTTTGCTACTGTGGTCTTGCCGCAACCAGCAGGACCAGCAAGAAGCATATTTGGTATTTCACCTTTATTTAGAAAATCAGTAAAGGTTTTCTTAATGTTTTCAGTTAAAATACAATCTTCAATTTTCTTTGGGCGATATTTTTCCACCCATAGGAAATCCTTACTCATAATAAATTAAATCCAATCAGGTTTTCGTTCTGGCATACGAAGATAATTAGATGCAACCCAAGGTTTGGATGCAATGTACATCTTGTAAGCAGTAAAAGTGTCAATGCTTGTGTCAAGTTTATATTCATCGGGCATAGCACGAGTGAAAGATTTTACATTTTTGTAAATGTAAATTGTATCATGAGTCCTGTCTGTAAAGATAGACTCTGCCTCATACATGCCATTATTACAAGCATGAGTTTTTCCATATCTTTTAGTGTATTCATTACACAGGGCGTATCCATGCCTAATCAACCATGCCAGATTTTCATAGGATTCTGCTGCCCATTGAGTGCAGGGATGATTTCTAAATGCTCCTTTTGCTGTGCTGTATGGTGTTCCATCCTTCTTAGGAATTGTTCCCCAATCATGATACCAGGAACTGTAGATAATAGAAATCATCTGGCAGCACTCCAGAGGCATTTTTACAATATGCTTATCTGGAAGTGCTGCAGCAGATAGAACTGGACATTCATCAGTAACAAAAATATTCATCCAAATGTAGAATCAGGTTCAAGAGCGATAAAATACTTCAGATTATATTTCTCATTCACAAATCTAGCAGAAAGTTTTTGGGAGACAACCACATCATAAGATCCAGGAATCATCTTAAGATTCTCAACCTTAAAGTTAAACACAAACTGATCTTCAGTTTCTCCAACTGTGATAGAGTATTCATTTGAGGTATCATTATTCTTATCTCTAACCACCAGACGAATCACACCTGCTTCACCAACAGCAGAAAGGTCAGGAAGTTTATAAACACCAGCAGCCTTAATCAGTTTATCCAGTTGTGAATGTTCCAACTGAAAGCAAACATCTTCAGTGGGGAGATCAATATCCTTATCTGGAGGAGATACAATGACTTCAGGATCTGCATAGAAGTATTTGACTTTACGCTTACCTTCTTTAATAGTCAGATAAGAATCATTGGTAAAGTCAAGATCAGGATCTTGATGAAGACCAAGACCATTCAGGAATTCATTCAAATCATAGATAGCAAAATCTTTATCAAATTGCTCCTCAACATTTGCAACTGCATAAATGTTCTTGAGGACAGAAATGGTTTTAATCTGAGAACCTTTTTTAATCAGAATTGACTGATTGATATTGGAAAAGTTTTTCAGAAGAGTAACAGTATTATCAGAAAGTTTCATAATTTGAGGTTTTAGTTTCATTTATTTTCAACAAGATTAAGGTGATTAATCAAGAGAATAGTATAGTGCAGAACTTTAAACAAGTCTGCACGAGGTGTTCCTTTAGTATCATAACGATCAATGTACTTGGTTACATTACCAGCACAAAAACCCTCACGACGATTGTGTTTAATCTTATCCAAAGTTTGTTCAGTTCCACCACCAGTTCTATCAACATAATGTTGACTATAAGTACTGGAGATATACTGTTCAAGTTGCTTTAGGATTTTATCCTCATTGTATTTCCAAAATCCATTTTGATTATTATCAGACATATCAAGTTTTAATTCAAACATAATATAGGGTACTACTTACCAATATTACCACCAACATCAGAAGGAGTCAATCATCACGCTGAATCCTTTTTTCTTTTCAAACGTGATTGTGTTGTCAAACTTATCTAATAATTCATCTTTCTTATGAGAGATCACAAACACATTAGATTTTTCTATATGGTACTTTACAATCTTAGTAAAGAAGTCAGTTCCATACTCATCCATAGAACTATCAAACACTTCATCAAGAATCAAAAGATTTGTGTTGATTGAGTTTTTAAGTTTTGCAATTTCACGCCAAGTGAATAAAATAGCAAGATCGATGCGCATCTTTTCACCCTCACTAAAAGATTCATAAGAAAAATCTTCATAAATTGGGTTTAATGCTTTCTCGTTAAACTCCTCATCCAATGTGAAGTTTACAGAAAACTCTAGCATCTCAAGGTATTTGTTCAATGTATGATTGATGATTGGAAGATACTTCTTAATGATTTTGGTCTTTGCGCCATCATCCTTTAGAAGCATATGAATAAATTCATAGTTAGATAACTCTTCCTTTTTTAAAGAAAGGTCTTTTAAAAGGGTTTCTAATGTTTCTTGGTAGGAGACTAACTTTGCACTTTCAGTATTTCTATCTTCTGATTGTGTGGTAAGTCCTTGAATTTCAGATTCAAGTTCTTTAATTTGTTTTCTGAATTCAGAAATTTTAAC